AAAAGGGCAAGGCGTTGCAATGGATCGAGGAGTTTCGAGCCGCACAAGCCGACCTTCCGCTGGAAGAGTGCCAGTTCTGCGACTCAACTGGCATCCGCACCGATGAGGTCGGGATGAACGCCGGACAGCACGACAAGAAGTTAGACGACGAAGTAGCCATCATCGTCGGACGAGAGTTCGGCTGGTGCAACGGCTGCAACGGACTGGGGAAGCAAGAGTCCATCTGGACTTCATACGGAGTCGAAGAGGGATGCGTAACAGAGTTCGCAGACTTTCTCATTCACTCAGGTGGATTCGAGATCTGCTAACAGAACGGAAAGACATGAAGACTGAACTGAAGACCAAAGCAGAAGATCAACCGAAGCGACCCGAAGCATGGGCGTGGGCAGAGCGCGAGGTAACCCGACAGGGAGCCCCGGGCTTAGCTCCGCAGTTCATTCAAGCTTGGGATTACTCACGGAATAACTTTTTCATGAGCGACCACATGGATCTGGAACGTCAGATCGTGTATGTCAACATGATGGTGACCGACGAGTGGGACAATTCCAAGCGAGATCTGCGTCATCAGGGCTACAGGACTACACCCGTGGTGTTTTCCAACGGCAACGATGGCGCTGACTGGCGAGAGATCCCTCGCCTCGTGAACCAGTTGTGCAAAAGTCATCTGTTCTGGGATGGAAGAATCGAGGAGTTCTGTATTGAGTTCCTACGGATTCATCCCTTCGCAGACGGAAATGGTCGGACTGCAGCGATTCTCCTGAATCGGAGGACACACCATCGAGACTTCATTTGTGTCCCCACTGTTGACGGATGGATCGAAGACGCTAAGGTCTAACCATGAATTTGGGGCGCAGCCGCCGCCAGTACATCGTGCTGGGATACAACGAATACAACAGTGAGTCCCACAATTGGTACATCACTGACAACCTGCAAGAAGCCTTGTCTCTCAAATCAAAATGGGAGACAAGGTTTCTTCAGGTTCAGATTCGCTGGATTGGCGATGTCGTGAACAACCCACTAGCGAACGAAGCGGACAGGATTGACCTTGGCTGACGCCGACCTGTTCCTCTTCGACAGCAGAGAACTGGCGATCGACTTCCCGTATGTCGCAGAACAGGTGGCAGAGGTCAAACAGATCGCTGGCGCAAAGTGGGATAGGCGCAACAAACTGTGGCGCTTCCCAATGTCTGCGGTAACTGAAGTACGGGACTTCGCTGCAGCTCACGGTTACACGATTTCGAATGAGGTGTTGCTGTTCAATCCGCCCAAGCACAAGAACGACGGATCGTCGGTGACATTGGGGATAGACGGCTACATCCACATGGCGTTCGGGTATGACCGTGTGAAGATCGAGTCGGTCAAGCAGATCCCCGGCGTCACATGGGATGACAAGACGATGGCGTGGAGAGCGCCGTTGACTTCGGTTGAGGAGGCGCTGAGATGGGCGGAAATCTTCGGAATCCCTGTTCACCCCGAGGTGCAGGTCGAGGGAGAGTCGGTCAAAGCGCAACTGGGGGCACTTCTCGATGCAAGTCGGGCTACTGATGCTGAACTAGAGGTAGCGGGGCTCCAAGCTGAGCTCTTCCCGTATCAGAAGGCGGGGATCAACTATGCGGTCGCAGCGGAACGATGTTTCATCGCAGATGAGATGGGACTCGGCAAGACCCTGCAGGGGATAGCGGCGTTGGAAATTTTGCACGCTTATCCGGCAGTGGTCGTATGCCCCCCCAACCTTGTTCTGAACTGGGAGAGCGAGTATTCCCGCTTTTTGCCGCATCGGACTACTGCGGTGGTGGCGAATCGCAAAGAATTCCCTACGGACTATGAGGTAGTCATTGTAGGTTATAGCAACACTAACACATGGGTGAGGGAGTTGTCAAGGCACAATGGCTACATATTCGATGAAAGCCACTACGCCAAAACCAAGACCTCGCAGCGGACAAAGGCTTGCAAGAAGATAGCTAAGAGCTCCCCGGAGGCCCCGGTCTTCATGCTCACCGGTACGCCCATCACGAACAGGCCCATGGAATACGCAGCCCAACTGGACATCATCGGACAGATCGACAAGTTTGGGGGAGAGTGGGGCTTTTACCGACGATATTGCGGAGCATTCAAGGACAAGTGGGGCCAGTGGCATCTGGAGGGACACTCCAACCTTGATGAACTCAACGATAAGTTGCGATCCACCTGCTACATCCGTCGTACCAAGGACGAGGTAATGAAAGAGTTGCCTCCCGTTCTGCACGATCCGGTTGTTGTTGACGGGACTGTCGCAGCTATGAAGGAGTACAAGAAGGCTGAGGCTGACATCGTTCAGTACCTCGTTGATCGAGCGAAGGCAATAGCCCGAGAGTTGGGTGAACCCGTGGGGTCAGCAGCCGTTCGGGCACGCTTCCGTGCTGAATCGAACCAGCATCTTGTGAAGTTGTCGATTCTGAGGAGACTGGCAGCGAAGGCCAAGATGCCTCACGTCGAAGAGTGGATTACGCAGAGGGTAGAAGAAGGTCGAAAAGTCGTGGTTGCTGCGCACCACAGGGACATCGTGGATGAGATTGCCAACCGACACGGAGGGCTCAAGATCCAAGGAGGGATGTCGGTCGAAGCGGTTGAAGCAGCGAAGCGGCGTTTCCAAGACGAACCAGTCGAAGAAGCTCCGGTGATCGTGTTGAGCATCCAAGCAGCAAAGACGGGTCACACACTGACGGCAGCACAGGACATCTTGTTCGTTGAGCAACCGTGGACGCCTGCCGATGTTGACCAAACCTACTCACGGCTACACCGCATCGGACAGCAGGGTTCGGTGACGGCGACGTACATGCTGGCCTCCAACACGGTGGATCAAGACATCTATGACCTGATTGAAGCGAAGCGAGCGGTCGTGGATCTGGCAACCGAAGGAGAACTTGGGGAGCTAGAGCTAGCGAGTCCCGCTGCATCCCTTGTGGAAAACCTGTTGAATCAAAATATTGTTGCCTGACGGCGTTGTGTTGTCTGTCCATAACCGATAGGGTTGCGCTTGTGGGTACAGAACTGACTCCCAGACTGAAACTGGCGATCGGCAGAGACACTGCTGCCCTGCGAGAGTGGGTCAACAGCGAGCTAGGTCGCATGTATCTGGACTGGTGGATGCTTCAAGTTGACCAGACGGGTCAGTGGGCGGCATCACGGACGGGTGTAGGCACAGGCATACAGCCCGTTGTCGATCAGTTTGAACAGGCAAGATCGTTGGTCGATGAAATCTTCAAGCCGCAGGCAACGATGGGAGGGCTCACCTCAGGATGGGACCTTCCTACAAGTGCGGTACACGCAGGCACCGGGATCGTTGGACCCGAAGGCGAGATTTGCGGTGGACTGGCTAGTTCTATCGTCAGGAGTGCCATTCGGTCATACAACAAGGCCGTGCACGGACGCATGTATTACGTCACTCCCGAAATGGGAGATCAGGCAGCCCGACGGATGGTCCGTCGAACCGAAGCGTTTATCGAGCCCCATGAGTTGGTGACCCCAACGGGCATCGTGTGGTTACCCGTAACGGATGACATGAACTTCCAACAACAGGACGTAGCCCCCACTGGGCAGCAAGAGATCACACCTGCTATCGCATGGAACCTAGACGGGAACAAGATCACGATCTTCTGGATCTGCGATGCTGGATGGAACCACGCAAGCAACTCGATCAAATGGTTAGCGGGTGAAGGGTTCTGGTCGAACAGCGAGTTCGACAATGGCTCGATGTTGACGAGCAATAAGGTCATTCCGCCCCAGCCGCCACTGGCGGGCACCAGCGAGTTTGCACAGATCATGGACTTGGCGACCAATCACGCCGAACTGTGGCAGATAATGATGAACGAAGCTCAGGAGTCATACAAGTATGGTCCGAGCCTCGATGACAGTGAGGACCAGAACCACAACTATCGAGGTAGCAGCGGACCCCAGCGTTTGATTCCGTACCACTTCTGGTCGCCACGGATGAACACGTTTGATGTGGACTCTGCACCCAAAGACGGTAGGAGTTTCAGTCCTACCGGTGAGGCAAACGTGCCACTGTTGCGCCCAGACCAGCCCGGCGCTCCTTCACCGGACGAGTTCGGTGCAGGCCACGAACTGTGGTGGAACGAGAACGGCAAGTCGACACTGGTGCCGTTTCCGCATGAGCCGGAGACAGAGCAAGAAACCGCTGATCGGACTGCCGACCAGTGGACGATGATTGCTTTCGCCTGCGAGGTCATCCGGATGTTGGGCGAGGACTACCTGTACGCAGAAGATGTTTACCCGTCCGAAGGCGCTCCTCGCGATGTTCAACGAGGGCTCAAGAAGCGGGGAATCGCTAAAGACACTGCTCTCCGTGTCTACACATTGCGTAAGCCCGTAGAAGAGGGACTGCGTCGTGAAGGCCGGTACCTGAGCCGTGGTCCATTGACGACTCGTCATCATCGGATGAGCCATTGGAGAGGTAATCAGGGCAAGGCGGGCGACCGCACCTGTAGGCATGTGTACCGTCCCCATAAGGACGAGTACGACTGGCGCATCTGCGATGAGTGTGGCCGAGTTGAGCATCGGGTCATAGACACTGACGTTGGACCGGAACATGCGCCATTTATCAAAGATCGATCGATTGGAGTGTTGCGACGATGAAGGACCGCACCGTGGACAACCGTGTCTGGAGCATCTCGCACCAGCCTGCATGCCCAGTGCCGGAGCATCTTGACGACACACCCGAAGATTGCCTGTTCGATGAGGAGGAAGCATGACTCCGAATGATTGGTACCGATGCGACAGGTGTGACACGCCAACCCGACCAGAGTTCTTGGACATGCCAGAGTTCGTAACCCAGTTGCGGGGCGGGCTACACCTCCAAGTTATTGGCTATGACGGTGGGTTTTACGACTCGCTGTCTTTCATGGGGAAACCACTCGTGACGCTTCACCTGTGCCACGACTGTTGCTTGTGGCTGGTTAGAGAGATCCCGAAGTTGACCGAAGAGTCGAAGGGTGGACACCCAGTTGACTTGATGGACTCAACCGACGAGAATCCGTGTTGTGAGTTTGCATGGACGATGAAGACGACACCTCGTGAGTATCCGGTGAAGAAGATTGGAGCCGATTGGCCCGATCCTCCAAGCCTTGAAATCGTGAACAGCGACCCATTTATGAACGGAGAAACCCATGGGTTCGATGGCAAAAACCAGTAATAGACAGTCGACGCCTTGTTGCTGCGGCAAGTACACGTTCCCGACGTTTGAGTTGGAAACCTTGGATTGGTCGTGGGAACCAATAACAGATGACGACGGTGTGCATGAGCGGGATAGGTGCTTGTCGGGGTTGCGGGACGACGCAATGGACGACGTTGTGCGGCCATCCGATGTAGTCGAAGAATGCCGCTGCCAAGACCGTCCGTCTGGTAGCGCAGATCCAGTTGGGCGTTCATTCGATGAGGTCGAAGGATCGCCCAAGAATGATGTCACGTTGTCCCGCCGCCAAGCGGAGGATCTGTTGGAGATTCTTGGCGAGTTTCGGAGCCAACATCTGCGGGAGGCAGCATGGAGGCGACACTCATGGATGATTTTGGCCGGTTCAAACCGGACATCAAAGAGGCGCGGCGCAACGGATTACCCGCAGTTCGACTTCCAGCGCCGCATGTTGGCCAACTTGGATGAGATTGAGACTCAGGTTTATCAGAGTATGCAGGGTTTATCAGAATGAAAGAAAGGTTGCTGTAACGATGCCAAGTGAAAGAAAACCTCCACCCATCGATACGGGTTACGGCGTGGCAGATGAGGACATGACCTACGGCGTTGAGGATTCAGTGACTGAATCGTTTTGTGACCCCAACGGTGAGGAATGCGACAAATGCAGCGGCCACGCGCACGACCCGTGCCACACATGGCGGCGGGCGAGAGTGACCGAGGAGTTTGGTGTCAGTGCCGTGTGGACGCACTGTGTTGTGTGTCGGCGGTTGCGGCTGCAAACCAAGGAGGACGACCAGTGAGTGACTCGGAGATGGTGCCGTTGTCTACTGCTGACCGACGACTGATCGTGTCCGCTCTGTGGTGGGTGCGACAGATACAACCGACAGCCCCGATGGCTGTTGAGATGGAGGCTCTAATGGGCCGACTGGAGGCAGCAGATGAGTGACCTGACACCTGTGGCGCATGTGGCTCTCTCTGGTGGATCGTTTTATGTGTACGAGGGGGAAGATGAGTTGCTTGCCTTCGCTGAGAGCGACCCGCTAAGGAGTGAATAATGCCCGCATCAACAAGTGCGATTACCTTTGACGTGAAGGATTGCAAGGTCTATTCGATCACCGCTGACGCAAGCGGTAGTGCGACCACCTTCGGTTCGGGCGTCGATGTCCCCGGGATTCAGGAAGTATCTCTGGAGCCAAACTTCATTACTAACGAGTTGAAGGGTGACGGCGGTGTTGTTCTTGCCAAGAAGGGCAAGATCGACCGCATGAACTTCTCCTGCACCCACTGCGAAGGTCACACGCAAGGTGACCGCTGGTGAGGCTGCCCGACAGTCATCCATCGACGGTGGTGGCACCGCTGAAGAGGCACAGGCCGCATACGACACGGCATACGCCGCCACGGATTAGTAAATGAATTTGTTCGACAGCGACGTTTAACAGTATAAGATGCTGGTTTCAGCATAATACTGTAGAGTAAACTATGAAAGCCTTCAACGGCTGACATTATTGTCGAACAAATGAGGTTAGATATGGCCGAGTATAAAGATTTGGCTGAACGTACAATTGCGACCTTCATTCAAGCCGCCATTGGTGCCATGGGCACTAATAGCGTTATGGATTTGGGCGTTGATAATTGGAAGATGATCCTGATGGCCGGTGTGTCAGCAGGTGTCGCAGTTATTAAGGGCTGGGCCGCGAGTAAGTTCGGTGATCGCTCACCGTCGATGATGTCCTAGATAGCATCGAAAAGACATCCATTCTGTAGATATATGTATAGGATGGGAGGCTATGATACATAACGACTAGGTTCCAAGCAGGGAGTTAGGGTTATGGGTAATAGTCTACAAAAACGTCTTGAGGGCGCTGCGGATCTAATCTCGCAGGCGTTAGAAGAGACGGGAACTGGGCAGGCAGCCGGGAACTCAGGCAGTGCTGGTTTGATCGACAAGATCAAAGACAACATTGCTTACGTTCTTGGGCTGCCTGCTGCTTTTTCAGGTGCCTTTGGATTTCTATGGCAATCATCTGGAGAAGAAGCAGCCCTAGATTACAAGGTGGGGTTGCTGGAAGAAGCAGTAGCGGAATTGAAGGCCGAGAATGATCTTCTTGGTGGAGGGACCAAAAACTTTTCTCTAGATATGAGTGGGGCACCGGGCGGCTCTACAACTGCAATTATTGTAGGAGCCTGTCTGGTCCTATTCATCGGTCTTCTCTTCTGGTACCAGAACAAACGTAAACGGCAGTAACGCCGTGAAGCGGTTTGCTGCTGCCTTATTGGCAGGTGCTTTAGTTATTTCAGGCTGTGGTAGCAGCCCTCCTGACGCGCCCACAACAACCCTCTTTCCTCCAACAACGGTTGCCACCAATACAGTTACAACGACGAGCGGTGCCCCTACTGTCGCTATCGCTCCAGCAGTTCTTGAGGAAGTTCCTCTGGCGGATCACGCCATCCCGAATTACGCGACCGTAGATGACACCTTCTCTTTTGAGAACTTCGGTGGTGGGGAAGCACCAGCAGACCTG